GGTGGGTGTGGGTCGACGCTGTTTAGTTCGTCGCCCACGCGATGCCGTTTCCCTCGTCACCGTCAGCAGTTAAGGCCTGAATAGGTTCGCTATACATCTGGGCAAGGGTATCAATCAGCGATTTTTTGTCCAGCATCTTGTCATAAATCGCGTCGATCACCGCACGGTCCGTAAACCTGTGATTAGCTTTGAAAGCGCCGGCAAACAGGTCGGGGAGGATGGTCATAGGTGCTGTGTCGATACGAGAGGCCACGAACCCCTGTTCTTCCATCTGTCTAACCGTTTTACGGGTATATTCAAGGCAATAATCTTTGCCCTCATAAGAAAACGTGATTTTCGTCGCCATCGGCGTAGCCTCCATTCTTACTGATCAACTTTGGTTTCCCAGATGGGAGCGCTGGTCGGCGTGATGTATACAGTGGTTTCCAATACACCATTTACAGCAATACCCGGAAGCCCCATGGCAGCGGGTTCACCGGTGAAGAATACCGCTTTCGGCAGTTTGGGGTGGCTGATCTGGAACCACATACGCTTTTGAGATGTAATACCAGTTTCATAAGCCTCCACAATACCTTCCCACTGAGTTTGCAGAGCTTCCGTGAAGTTGGCCAGGAACCCAAGAGCACCGCCGACATCCTTTAAACCGGCAACATAGAACTTGTACTCTGTTTCCTCTAAATCCGTGGCCTCATGGGTCTCCGGTTCTGGGTTGAAGTCAGGAACTTCTTTTAAATCCGATATATGTGTATAGCCGGCGGTCGGGCGAGTGTTGGCCGTTTCCTCAACGGCGTACCACACCTTCACACCGGCTGTAGAAAGAGCAATTCCAGCCATTTTTATACCTCCGTCGTTACATGGTCTTTTGCGTATCGTGTTATACGGCGGGTGATTGTAGTGTCAGCATTGGCAATCAACTGACAGAAAGTTCGGGGATAATACAGATTGGCCATCACCCCGTCAATGACAGACACAATGGCCTTGGTCTGTTCTTTGGCATCCCTCGAACGTTCCAGATTGGAAAAAACACCAAACTCATATTCTTCGGAGGTCACATTCTCCACCCGGTCAAATGTGGAATAACGCGTGTTGACCTCTGTGTTTTTCTGGACGATAGATACGGCGGGGAACTGGGGAGGGGTGTTCACCAGTTCGACGCCTGTTATAAAAATTGGGTCAAATGCCGTTCGCAAGGCTTCGGAGACCGCATCGAAAATCCGATTTTCGTGGTCGATCATCCAAACACCTCCTTGACGATTTTCGGAAACTCTTGCTTCAGCCGCAGTGCCGTTTCGTACAGAAACGGACGGCTTGGCTGGCCTTTTGTCCAATGAGCCTTTCCATCGTCACCGGGATAGAACCACCCGGCATTTCCGTGATCATGTACGTCATGCTCCCAATCGAACGCGCTGTGGGCGGGGTGATACGGGCTGGTTTTCCCCACGATTCCCGTGCCAAACTCGACAAATATGCCGTACTCCGCATTGACCCGGATAAATCCCACCGGATTCTTACCGAAAGAAAATAGATAGCTGTTAATAGACTTCAGTAGATCTCCGCTGTAAACGGCGTCCATTTCAACTACTTTCGCTCGGGCGATATCCGCGCCACGGTCGGTTAATGTCTCGACCAGGAGTCGGATGCGCCGTTCCAGGTCCGCTTTGTACTCATTCAGTTCGGTCACCGCATTGGCGATGCTATGGGGGTCAAGCCGCACCTTGATGACTTTCCTCATCGGGATACATTCACCCGCCTTATGGCATACCGAATACAGTTCAGGGACTTACTTACGGCAGCTACTTCAAAATTGTGCGTTTCCTCAATGGAGCGCCCATCTAACCACAGGCGGGAGTATTCATCGATGGGGCATGATAGGTCATGAGTGACCATCTCGCGGTCATATTGCAGATCGGCGCCAAAGGCCTGAGCTTCTGCTTCGCCTTTATTTGCCGAGATACAAATAGCCAGAGGAATCGGAGATGTATAGCCCTTTACCTCATGGGTGTTGCCCCATTCATCGGTATCAAGGGAAAGTTTGCGCAACGCATAATAGATCTGCAGCTGATTTCGCCTAAGATCCCGCATCGTATATCACCACTTTGGCCACCGGCACGACCCGACGCTTTAGGCTATCTGAGATGCCGGCATTTTCATAAGTACGTGACACGCCGCTTTGACTGTGTGCCGTTTCGCCTTCCGCGCCCATTTTGGAAATCAATTCAATGGCCATTTCGACCTGAAGCCCCATGTATTGAGGTTCCAGGTCTTGACCATCGGAATAACCAAAAGGGAAGCGAAGTTCGAGGATAATCAGCTTGGCTCGTTCAAGAGCAGACTCCATTAACGTGTCATCGGCAACGTCAGGCAGCCACAATTTCAGTTTTTCCAGCTGAGACATCCTCGGTCACTCCCTTATTCGCCGTCAGCAGCAGCGATTTTACGAGCGTTGGAAAGTACTTGACCGACAGCGCCACCAGTTGAAACGACCTCGACTTTGAGGTATTTACCAACTTGGTCTTCGGTAGGCGTATAGGTAGCATCCGTAGCCCCTTCGATGTCGTAAAATAGGCCAGAAGTGGAGCTTCCTATTTTCCACTGGTAGGCAAGGATTGGTTCCTCAGTAGGTTCCGTGTTGTATGTCAGACCTAAATCAGCCGTTGCCACACCGACTTGTGCTGCACCAAGGACGACTTTATCCAGCGTAGCGCCAACTTCCGTAGTTTCCACAGACTGATTGGCGATGAATACCTTAGTCCCTGTGTATGGAGAGTAGGAAGTTGCTATGCCCGTAAAGACCCCATGAAGACCTTCGTACCCACAATCTAACCCCCATGCTCCAGCCAACATTTCCACTTCGGATGCGGCTTGACGGCCAATGCGCATCCAGTTCCAGTTACCATTCTGGAACGGTTGCTCTACGATGGAGAGTGCACCGATGTTCAAAAGCAGTGCCGTGCCGTCCGGAAGATAGCGAAGGTTCACAAGACGAACAACACCGCGGACAGTGTGGATCTCGGTTACAGCGATGCCGTTGACAGCACTTAATCCGGTTACAATCTCGAAGTGTTCGGCTTTCGCCTCGATAGCAAGTTGCGTAGCAGTGATGTCGTTACAGCCTAAAATGAGGTCTGTGGATGGTGCACCATTGTCCGCCATGGCGATTAGCATTTCGTTCAGGACTTGCCAGCTCATTTCATTACCGCGTAGATCCATGACGTTGGTCTTGATGGAGTCAAGTAGACCGCGTGTGCGATTGGCAATGTTGTTGTTTCCGTCGCGGAACTGGTATTTGCTGTTGATGATGGCATATTCAATGTCCTGAGCCAGCTCAAGAGCCTTGTGTGCGCGTTGGAAGTCTACTTCCGAATTGGGATTGCCCTGTTGGTTGGCAAGGTTCGGACCGTTTAACAGCCCACGGTTACCTGTGCCGTAGTCCGTCCAGGCAATGGATTTCGTATGAATTTGCGTGACATTTGTCGTTTGCTTACGGCCAATAGGCGCGAAATCAGGGATTTCTGTTGCCGATTGTGTCTCGGACACAACGCTGTCACCCGCGACTGGTGATGCAAAGTGCTGGCCGACAATGAAAATTTCGGAATTTGTGGTGCGTCTGCGGTTCCCGATCATGCTCAGTAAAGGCGTGTCTGCTCTGCCTTGGCGGAATAGGATGGGACCGGCGTATAAGGCGGGATTGCCTGACGCGATATAGTTATTGATATTGATTGGCATGGTCATTCCTCCAGAAAGTTAGTTTGCGTGGATGGCTCCTGGAACGACTGAACCGCTCTCGCAAGTGTTTTCGGCTAAGTACTGTATTCGCTTACTGGATTTCTCAAAAACCCAAAAGTAAGCATTGTATTTCCGTGCGTGTTTTTGGTTTTTGGCCTGCCAGTTGGCCACCAAGCGGGATTTGGCAAGCAAAATAAACAGGTCTTTCGGATAAAATCCGGCCTTTACAGCGGCGTTTGCGATAAATACATGGCTCATGTATTGCTTTCCACTGCTGACCTTGTCCTGGCATTTGAAAATCAAGATGCCGTTTGGTTTGAGCACACGATGTGCCTCAGTTAGGCTGTCTACATAAAACTGATGCAGCGCGTGTTCACTGGCATACACACCAAAACGGCGGTTGATGATATTTCCTGTGTCCTCATTAAGCGATTTCCCCGTTGTGGCCAAAAACGGCGGGTCAAACATCATGCACTGCACACTTTGGCCAGGGAGTGGAAGGTTGCGGCTGTCTCCGAACGAAACAGATTCGCTTTGCGGGGAAATGTCAAACTTGTATCGCGGCTCCGCGATGCCAGTGTTTTTGTAGAAATAACCCCTGCTGTAGGTGCTGTCGACGTCGATGCGTTCATCAGGAACATACAGCTTTAAAATGTTTTTGATGATCTCAGACTGGTCATAGGAGATAGACTTGATCACCGTCATTGTTGAGCAAGTTGCTCCATTTCTTCACGGCAGATACGCATATAGGCCACTTCATCACCGGCGCTGAGTGCGTCCAGTTTGGCTTTGGAGTAATCCATAGTAAGCGCACTTGTGTTGCCGCTGGCAGAAGGTGCAGGCGTGCTTTTCATCAGTTCTTCACGAATGGCAGCTGTTTTTTGTGTGATAAAGGTCGCAAGGTTAGCGTTGATCGTGACGGTATCGCCATCGACCAATGCCTCAGCCGTGGATCTTGCAAGCTCCTCCGGATAGCCCATGGAGACATAGGATGCCGTTTCTCTTGCGATGGCAGCGGCACGTTTGTTTTCCATGGATTCTGTTTCCAAGGTAGCGATACGGGCCAGGAGATCTGCATTTTCGCCGCTGGTGGCGTTGTGCTTGGCCAACGCGTCTGCCAATTTTTTGTTGGCAGTGTCTAACAGGCGCTTTTGTGCTGCAGTGCGGTTGGCCACACGAGATTCCAGTTCGCTTTCGTCAAATAACGTGCGGTTGGATAATGCGGTATTGATGTCTTCCAAGGTCATGTCGTCTTTATAGGCGTCGCCTAACAGGGTTTTCAAATCCATTTTGTATGTCCTCCATTTGATACAGCGGTTGGGGCCGCGGAATGTGTTCTCCGGCAATACGGGGCCGGGGACCCGAAATATAAAAAAAGTGCCGTTCCATAACCTCCAAAAAGAGGAGAAGAACGGCACTGATGGCACTAAAATAATTTCAGGTATATACAAGTGATTTTTAAGTCATACACAAGACTTGTGTCATGTTACGCTGATTTCCAGTTCACATCGGCAGTTACAGTCCAGGGCCGGGTTGTTAAACAGGCCCGGAGCGGGAGCGGTGTGCTCGGCCACCTGAAACAGGCCGTCCAATGGCAGGCTTACACCTTCCAGAGCAATGTGGGCATCCCGCTCCTGTTCGTCCAAAACACCACGCCAGGTCTTATGCACCGTCAGACCCACGGAGGATAGCGTTTCGCCGGCGTGTAATGTGCCCGTTGAGCGGACACGATGGCCGTCTGTCTTTAAAAGCGTTTCTACTTTTGAGACAAACAGCCCTAGATCCCCGGCAGCATATTCTTCGATGCGCTCGACAAAGGTTTTTCCACCTACCGATGTGTAAAGCGCCCGTGTTCGAGCGGCATCATCCGGGAGGGCGTTGAGCCATGGCTCAATACCGGAACGGTAGGCTTTGTCGTACTCTGTCTCCAACCACTCTTCCACAATAGGGACTACCGTGGAGGCAAGGAGGTCTATCAGAAAATCAATGTTGTCATACTGTACGACTTCACGCTGTACGGCGGAAACCAATTCCCGAAGCTGAGAGCGCAGAACATTTAACTCGTCGATAGGGAGCATAGGTTAGTCCTGCTTCTGGATGTTGCCCTTGCCGGTAACATTCCGTTCCAAACTGTCTGCCGTCTGGGGCTGATTAGTCACATCCACAGCGCCCAGGGACTTATCCTCGGTGCCGTGCATCTTCTCCATAGCTTTGTCGGCGGTGTTCTTGCTCTCTTCATAAACCTGTTCAGGGTCAGAGAACACACCCACCTCACGATAGGCGATGCGAGGGGAGACACCTGCCTGCATCAGGTTTAACATACCCTGTGTTTTGGTAAGAAGGTCATTGGACTTGCTCAAAGTGAACTTAGTTTGAAGGTCTGTGACCTTCAGACCGGCTAAGGAAGCCGGGGTTTTGGAGCTTTTTTCAAGGATGGCCAGGGCCACACGGTACATTTCACGGTCACCCTTTTTCCAAGCGGAAATGATGCGGTCGGCGCTGTATTGCGCTTTGCGCCAGCCGCCGGCCCCCAGTTCGGTAGCGGCGCCGGTGTTTCCACCGCTGCTTTGCTCACGGCCGGGGACGGAGCACACCTCTAAAATGTGATAGTACTGGTCGTCCACCATGCCCTGAATGCCCGCCTGGTCCAGGTTGTTTACAAGGAATTTAACCTGCGGCTGAACTCCATCCTGGACATTTGGTGTAAGGAGACATAGGGATTCCTTCAGCTGTGCCTGAGCATGTTCGTCTAAATCAACGCCGGAGATCCATAAAATGCTCTGAACAAACTGCTCCAAATCATCCACACGATTGGAAGCGGAGGTATTTAATGCATCCATTAAAGGGATGGCTTTTTCAAATGCCCCCATAAGCTCGGGCATGGCGTATTCCACAATGGGGATCGCACCAATGCCGTTGGGAGAGACCCCGATCAATTTCAGAGTATCGCCTGGAGATACCGAAGCAAGTTCAAAACGGGTGGTGTCAGAATAGGCTGTCAGGTACATGGAGCCATCCAGCTTTTTCAGGTAAGACACACCAAGGACTTTTCGTTTGAACACGTCGTTTTGATAGACGCAAAAGGTAGTTTCCGGAGCCATGTCCACAATACAAAAAGGGGAGAGGTCCCCATCGTTTGGGTTAGGCAATATACCGCGATAACCCAAGGCGCAAGTGAGCATATCCAGCGCGATTGTCTGATCAACGTCGTCTTTGCCTTGCTCATCCATCATTTGCTGAAATGGTGTGATGTCAACAGTCGTGTCTGAGTTGGCAGAGCGGACGATGTCGATAGGTGAGCCAAAGATATAGGATAATTTGAAGTCCATGACCTCACTGGCGGTGTTTACAACGACTTTGTTGGTGATATCCTCACGGGTCTTCTTTGTCCGGTGCAAAATTGGCTGATCGCCGGCAAGGTAACGACGGAGGTATTTGATTTCTCTGGCATTCTGGTGATGAATGCGTAAGGCTTCTGCGATGATCTCTTCAATATTGCCGGTATGGATTGTGTCAGCATCGCAGAATATTTTTCGTCTGCCTAGCAATAAAAAACACCTCCAAAAACAAAAAAGTGCCAGTCAACTCATACACTTGCGTTCTGCGTACAAGATGACTGGCACTCGGCACTTAGTTTAATAATGATATTCTTTTTACATCGCTTGCAATAGGGAGCGATCCGGCCGGTAGTTTCTGTTCCGACCATACACAGCCATGTGCTGCAAGCGGGGCAGAAAACCTTTACGATGTCGTTTGGCAAAAATACATTCACCGACCTGTTTTAGTTTGATTTGATGGGAATTGCGGGAGTTGAACCCACTTTGCCCAAATATGCAGTTCCCAGGGTGCCGCATTCAGCGGCATATACAGGTTTGCGGCTTTGCCTGTATGCCGGCGTTTCGCTTGACCAATTTGAGGGGGGAGAAGGTCTGGAAACTGCAAAACTGTCTTCCCCAGTGAATCCCCGCTTTGCAAATAAAAAAGGAGTGCCGTACTTCCACCATCATTGTCAACCGACACGGAAAAGGGGAGGGGGGAGGAAGTGGGCTTTACCGCTCTGCAGGGAGCCATCTGAGTACTGTGTAGGAAAAAGTACCTACTTAAATTTTACCGAGCTTATTTCATACTGTCAATATGATTTAACGGAACTTTCAGTCAAGTTTTATCGCAAACGCTCATAGCAATTGTACGGTAGGGAGGTTGCCTTTTACATCCAATACAAAGAAGCAGCGGCAATGCTTCAAAACTACATTTGCCGCCGACCCCCACCGGGACGGCCTTGCCCTGGGATTATAACCGCACAAAAACACAAAAAAATCCCGCAACCCCTGTTGTTTCAAGGGTTTGCGGGATTTTTGCTCTTTCTCTGAGATGGCAATTGGACCACGGCCCGCGGACTTACCGGAACCTTATGGATTTTGGGAGGTGTATTCTTCGTGATACCACGCCAAAAACTCGCCATACATGCGCTCTTCTGCCTTCTTCCGGGCAGTGACGGCGTCTTCGATTTTCGCAAAGGTGCCAAGGTAATAGGTCTTCCCTTTAAACGTGATTTGCGCGACCCATTTTTTTGTTTTTTTGTTCAAATAAACACCATTATGACCGCTGGAGTTGGAGCAGATCAGCCGTTTTTCAGCATTCTCCAACATCGTTACGGACGTTCCATCCACGAACTTCATGTTGTCCTTGATAATGTTGGCCTGCAGGCAGCCGCAGCTTTTGGTTTTGCCGGATTGCAGCAGTGTCTGGTGGACGATTGTCGTGTTGCCGCAGTCGCATTTGCACGCCCAACGGTGGGCACCTTCCAGTTTGCCATAATAGTTTACGACGGTCAGCTGACCAAATCGTTTCCCAACATAGTCTTTCAAGGGAGGATGGCTCAGGCAACCACAGCTTTTTTTATATCCCCGCGTCAACTGTTTGCTGGCGGCGAAACATTCGCTGCCGCAGTCACATTTGCACTGCCAGATTGTACTGCCACCTTTGCTGCGCTGATTCGTAGGTTCCAGACATACAAGATGCCCAAAGCGCATACCGGTGAGGTCTTTTTGTCCGGGAGAAACCCTCGTAGCGCAGCCACAATCGGAAATCGTTCCGCGCTGAAGGGTGCGGGTATCCAACAGAATTTCTCCCCCACAGTTACAGGAACAGCGCCAGATCATATAGCCGTTTTTTCGGTTGTCCGTAGGTTCGGCCACCATTAGTTTGCCCACACGGTAGCCAACGGTAATTTTGGGGTAGTTGGTCTTTTGATTGCCCATCACTTCACCTTCCTCCCTTCTTTCTACCGCCGAACATGACCATGATCAGCAACACCAGCAGCATGGGTACTGCCACCAGCGGTGCCACGATCAGCGGCTCAATCTGCATGGCGTCGGCTGTGACACGGATGGTCTTTGCGATCTCGGCGTTCTCTACCCGGTGTCCCCGCACCAAAAGCCGGTGGCTGTTAACGCCGTAGGGCGTGCAGGTCACCAGTGTGCAAAGATCCTTGTCCTCTTCGATGTGCAGCGCGTCGGTTTCCTGGGGTAGGACGATCAAAATCTGGTCTACCTCATAAGTAAGGGTCTCGTCCAGAATGCGAAACAGGAAGGTATCCCCCTTTTCCAGCTGATTCAGGTTGGTAAACAGCTTAGCTGAGGGTAGACCGGTGTGGCCGGAGACCACGCAATGGGTGCTTTCGCCGCCCACCGGCAGGCTTGTCCACTCCAGATGGCCGATGGCGATCTGCAAAACCGCCTCGTCGGTACCATGATAGACCGGAAGGGAGACGCCGATGCTGGGGATCTCAATATAACCCATAACACCGTTGCCGCCCACATTCAAAAGCTCATCATACTGTACTTTTTGTTCGTCAGACAGGATAAAGATGTTGTCTCGGTTCCGCAGGCTCCGATTGTATTCTACCGCTGTCTGCCAAACTTCGGTATATTTGTCAGTGTCGATGTTGGCGACTTCTTCGGCGTAGGTGGCGATGGCTCGTGACTGGTGGAGAGAGTTCCAGTAGTCTGCCACCGTGGGGTATAGCACCAAGGACAGGCCAATAAGGAAGATAAGTATTAAAATGATGGTAGAAAGATGCTTCTTCATGGACTCTCCTTGATACTGTAACCGGGGAGGGTTTCCCCTCCCCGGTTTGGGTGTTTATGTGATGAAATCAGCTATGTAGTTTAACCCTCGGTGCCCATACGCTTCTTGGTGATCAGCAGGACCACAGCGGCCACGACCATGACGCCGCCCACGATGTAGAAGATGGTGGTGCCCATACCGCCGGTTTCGGGGAGCTCGGTGCCGGACTGGTTCAGAACCTTAGTTTCAACGGTGCTGTAAATCAACTTATCATCATCACCGGTAGTAGCACCCGTAATCTCAATGGTCACAGGATTGGCCAGTTTGTTATAACCAGCGGGAGCAGCAGTTTCGGTCAAATAGTAAGTACCAGAATCCAAGCCCTCAATATTGAAAATACCGGTGGCATCAGTGGTGATTTCAGTCACATGATTCTCGCCGCAATCGCCCTTAGCACAGACTTCATACTTATTGTCGCCCAGATTATGGAGCTTGAGAACAGTAGTGGCTGCATTGTCGGTGCTCAGTTTGAAAGTAGCATCTGCCAGCATGACTTCAGTGGCACCATTTTGGGTGTACTTCACAACTTTTGCATCCCAAGTGTAGGTAACGGTAGTATCCTCGGGAGTATAGGAGGGCTTATTCTCGTCACCATATTGCAATTTGACTTTATTGGTGTTTCCGTCCAGACCAACAACAGCGTTCTCATTCAGAGTGGCAGAGTATTCAACCACAATCTCCGTGCCAGCAGGCAAAGAAGTAATATATGCATTGTCAAATTTGACTTCAAAAGTGCAACTATCGGTAGGATTATCAATCACTTGGTAGTTCGCAGCAGTCACAGCAGTATTACCGCTCTTAACGGACGTAACACCATTATAGGTCAGGCCAGTAGACATGGTATCGTGCAGGATGTAGTTTTCGGCACCCTTCTGAACGGTGATAGTGGCCTTAAAGTTGACAACCTGATTGATGTCGGCATCGTTAGTCTCGCCCCAAAAGTTGTTGGAATCTTCCTCAACTTTCTTGGTAATGACGGGAGCTACGTTCTTTTCTTTGATGGTGACCTCTTTATCTGTGGTATTCAGAGAGCACAGAGTACCCAAGGTAGTGTCTACCAGATAATAACCTAAATCAAGGCCGGTAAACTCAACAGTAGCATTTACAGCAATTTTTTCACCCTGATTAGAAATGCTCTTTGTCTTGGCGTAAGCCTGAGCAGCTTTGGCAAAGGCTGCAGCAGTTGCATCATCTTCTTTAGCAGTCCAAGTTACATATCCTTGGGCGTCAATGGTCACATAATCAGCACCTGCACCAGTGCCAGTGACAAAAGCATACCACGGGCTGGTATTTGCAATTTTATAGGCATAGTTTTCGCCGCTAAAGCTTTCCAAATCAAAAATCTTATAAATAGTGTAAGTCTGGTCTTTAACAGCATTGTCAATGGTAATTTTACCATCGCCCACAGCCATTGCCGGCACGGCCAGGGAGAGCATGAGAACCAGGGTCATCAAGATCGCTAAAAACTTTTTCATTCGATTTTCTTCCTTTCTTCTTTCTCTATAACAAAATAATTTTTGCGGAAAAGTTTGGAAAAGGGGCCGTTTCTCAGCCACCGGTAACCCTCCTTCCTCTGTATCGCTGCCGGCGCAGCAGCCACAAACAGGGCATAATCGCCAGCAGGCCTCCACAGATCCAGTAGTTTGCCGCACCTCCGCCACCGGTCTCCGGCAGCTCATAGTAGAAGGTGTTGGTATACCTTACAACTTCTGTATTCATCTTTTCGATGGTTCCGGATACAGTTGCAGTTTCCACTCCGTTTACAGTCGTTATAAAGCTGTTGTCTGGGTTCGCTTCTGTAATTTCGTATTTTGCACCATTTGGCAGGTAGCGAACAATGATGTATTCTCCACCCCGCAGTTCAAAACTGCCTCCATCGTACAGAATAATGTCGGTTTTGATGACTCTTCCATCTTTGGCATAGCGAGTGTAAGAATACTCATCCAGCAGACGGTTGCCCGCAGCATCGGTAAATTTGATATCGAAGTGGTACTCCTTTTCCTGATCGACTACTGCACCAGCTACTTCTTTTTCGACTCGAAGGTGTCCGGTGCTCTGCTCAGGGGTGGCAGAGGAAACCGAGGGTAAGGTAAACTGCATATAGCAGGAAGAACCGGAAGCTCCGCGCTCAGTGTAGTAGAAGCTCAGGGTATGGGTGCCGGATGCGTCATCGTCGATATAGTCCCACAGGTTGACGTATTCACCCACGGAGGAGTGGACGCCGCCGATGTCGCAAATCAACTCGCATTTACCGTTCGGATGGGTCAGGAACACCCACATATCATCGTCACCGAAGAACAGGTATTCCAGAGGGCCAATATAATCTTCGGTCAGTTCAAAGTTGACCGCGTACTGCATACCGAAGTAGGCGTTGTGATCGATAGCGTCGTCACTCGTGGGGTTGTTTTCCAGACCATCATCGTTTTTCTGTTTATCACTAAGATCATAAGGAGCTCCAACAAAAGTTAATTGATTCTCTGTTGCACCAAACAGCATATCATGGCCAGAGGCATAGTTGTTTGTATAAGAGTGAGCTTTATCCAACGGCCAGAAGTCGTTGGCGTACATTATTTTAGTTTTGTTCCAATTAGTTCGCTCAGTAAAAGTATCCAGCCCACTGTCGATGACCGTTCCCGATTTGTCATATACCTTTTTCAGCGTATACGTATCGCCTACACGACCAAACTCCAACGTGCAATTCGGGAATTCGGTTTTTCCGAGAGCCGCGCCATCGTCAAATAGCTTTGGCACCGCGATTCCGTCGGCATATTGAATCTTCCCATTTGTAAGTGTGCTGGCGATACCGTAGGTGCAAGCAGTTGCGTTATTGGAATTGGCTTTGTTGAGAGTCTGACCATTCCAGCTATTGAGGCATAATTTAACTCGGGTGTTTGCGTTACCGAAGGCAAACTTTATGCCGGTAGATCCATAGTTTGTGTGGGAGTTGATACCTTCCTGGTCATCACCGGCAAAACTGTCAGACTTCATAAAATATTTCGTGCCAGCAGCTGCTGAAGAAACCGGAGAAGACTGCGCCCGTGCATTTGCTTCGGTGGTATACAGCTTGCCGTCGGTAATATCGTAATCGTAGAAATTAACCTTGTTTTGATAGTCGGTCTGTGTCGTGTCATAAACCAGTCGGATGATCGCACCATCATCAATCAGAATGGTCGTGTCGGATACCGATTCATCACGATTCGTGAAGTGGATCGTGTTTGGATTGTAAAAATTCCAATCCTCGCGATTCATACTTTCAGCAGAACGACCAGATTTCAGCATCCAGACTTCTTTTAACGAATAGTTTGCATTTTCGTATAAACGGTTGAAGTAGATCAGGTTGGGCGCAGTAATATATTCATAGTTGTGCTCCGCATAAACCTCAGTCAATGTGTTTTGCCGCAGAACCGTCATGTTGTTGTCCAGCCGCAAATACTTCATGGGGATGGACTGACCGTTTTTCGGCAAATTGCCACCTTCTGTATTAATAATCTGCAAGGTGCCACTCGTAGTAGCCGTATCGCTCCACTGAACACGAGGGATGTTGGCGTAATATTGCACCGTGAAGTGAGGGTTAGCGGTCGTGGAAGTGGCTACCGCAATCACATTATTGGTCACGGCGAAGGTCATGGTGGGAGACGGCGCGCCGGTCTCAAAGAAAGCAGTATCCGTACCGGTGATAGCCGTGCCGTCGGCCTGGATGACCGCCACTTCCACACCAGTCTCGGCCTCAGGCGCGGGGGTGGGGACTGCCGCGCGCAGGGAATAGGTCTGCACCGGCGGAGCCAGCAGGGTTTCTTTCAGGGTGATCTGGGCGGTCATGGCGCAGGCGGTGGTGTCCAGCAGATACTCACCGTACCAGAACTGAAGCTCCATAGCGGTGAGGCCCAGCAGGCCGCCCTCTTCGCCGTGCTCCTGGGCGGCGTCCATCAGTTG